GCGCATGCCGTTTTTCCACCACCACAACAAAGTGAGATAATCCCGCCGCGAACCAGTGGATCTGCTGCTGCTTCCATAAATGCTTCTACCGGCTTTATCTGTTCGTCCCTTAAATTTCCATTAAATACAAGTCTTGTAGCATCGTCTCCTTCCTTCAACTGATCGTGATTAGGAAGTCCAAAGTGTTTTAAACCGAACGCTCGTGGTATATAAATCTTCTTTTTACTTTCACAATATACCGTGAATTCGTTTACATTGTTATAGTTAGGCGAATTTGGACTAACAATAGGCTTTACGGTAAGCTTTTTCTTCAACTCATCCACCAGATCTGGATTGTCCGTCTTTGTAAATGCGTATCCTCTCTCGGAAAGATAACTTTCCGGCTTATCATATACGGGGGAAACGGATACAGCTGTCATTGTAATATCATGTGATTCTTGTTAAATATCTATATGATATATCGTTGCTATCATTTTTTGTTCTGTAAAAGTAAGTAATAGTATATATGGTTGAAGATCTACTACGAGTTATTGGTGTAGCTATTGTTGGTCTTATCCTTGTTCTGCCTCCCGGTAATTATCTAGATATCCTCTATGATAGGAATAACCAGATCGTTGTGGGTCTCGTGGTAGTGGCAAGCATATTGTTTATAGACCCTATCTTCGGTGCTCTTCTCGGTCTTGCTGTTTTTATCTGGTTCTTCAAGATGAATTACCGTAAATTAGTATCAAGCTCTCTATCGTCCGGTAAAGTACAAAGTTCCCCACTCGTTTACGGTACAACAAAAAATCTTCAAGACGCTCAAACAAATGTTGTAGATACAAAAATGTTTAATACAGAAATGATAGGCTTTGACGGTATTTATGGTGAACAGGTTATCGGGGCACAAGGACTTGATATCACAATGCCAGGATATGATAAAAAAGATATTAAACAAGCATCTTTGTAAGATGTTAAATATTAAGTCGCACCATCGTAATGTAAAGAACAAGTGCTAACATAGCGGCTCGTATATATAGTTCATATGGTTGAAGGAATACGATACGCGCGAATCGTTCGTAAATAAATGGGACTTTTGGAAGAAGCAATAGCATAGCAATCAATGTAGCAATAATCGCCGTCTTTGCTTTTTCCATATTCATCCAGTTCATATTAGAATCTTTGTTATACGGCGGAAACATATTCTGTCCTCCGTACATATAAGATGGAGGCTGATTTGAATGTGGGTTCATATAGGTTACAGTAGTTTGCTGTTGCGGATGAAGTTGGGGAGATTGTGGAAGATTTGGAACAGAAGAATGTTGTGCTGCTGCTACTTCTCGCTCCATCTCTTCTAAAACATCTGTTACAGACGGATCAATCATAACTGGTGGGGGGGAACTCCTGCTATCTACTTGTGGTAGGCTCGTAACCGGTGTGCTCATACTAGCCATTGTAATATAATATAATGTATCCTAACCTTTCTCTTTCTTTTTTAATCCTTGTCCTCAACGCATTTCGTAGGGATAGGAGTGTATTTGAAACAATCACCGTCTACGGTATATGTATTCTTCATTACTTCATCCATTGGCGGCGCTTGGATGATAATACAACTACCTCCTTTACAAACACGTTGAAATATCGCGGCTAACCCAAATCCAAGTATAGCAGACACGACTGCTTGTCCAGCGTCAGTATGTAATAGCCGATCAAATACTAATTCAATTGGTCTCATTGTATCACTTACTATTATGGTATAAAATGAACTGAAATCTTTCAGCAATATTATAAAAAATAAAAATAAAAATAAATAAAATTAAATGGATATATTTATACGGATGCCGGCATAGCTGTAAAGGGTTGTTGAACTACTCCTTTTACCGGACAATCGGTTTGATCTGCTTTGTATTTATAGCATGTTCCATCCGTTTCATCCTTATACACTACTTTTCCGGCATTAAAAGGAGTTGGATACTTCACAATTGCCCTACGATGAGGCGTGACCATATATACATAGAGAATACCTACTGAAAAGCTTATAAGAAATATAACAAGTCTATACCGAAACTCCATAAAACAGACGTGTTGAAACCTATAAAATAGATACATATATATTTATGCCACCAATTCATATCTGGTATATACATTATCTACGGGCGTGCGAAGAATCTCTGGAAGCGGGATCTTCAAAAGATCGGTCATAAGTTTTTCCTGTTCGCCGATAATATTTGTATTCTTCATTTGCTTAATAATCTCATTACGGGATTGAATCCAGTCATAATAAGCATGTTCATATTCTATACGAGGATTCGAGTAGGTTATTATATATTTTTCTTGTTTTGCTTGGTCTTTTAAAGCAATATTTGATTTTTCTATTTTCCATTCATCGTATTTGGATTTTACAAGATGATATGGACTCTTGGCGTCGCTTGTAGCGTGATTTACCGCCGAAAAGAGAAATGATTTTGTTAGTTTGGAAATATCAGCGACCGTGGCTTTTTTACTAATAGACATTCAGGTGACCCGTTATTATTATACTACGAAATTATTGATTTTAACATTTGACGAATAGATTCATCTTGGTTCCACAAACAGGACAAGTACCCTTCATCATTTTACGTCCATTCTTAGCAACAGCTTCCGTAGCGTCTTTCATCTCGCGCTTTTCCTTACACTTTACACAGTACGCCATAATCTTTGTTGTCTTTGTTGTCTTTGTTGTCTTTGGAGGCATCTTTCTATATTTCTATATTATTATATTATTATAATTATTTTTTAGTAAAGAATTTTATATTGTATATTTTGTATTTTATATTGCGTATTTTGTTTCTGGAGAAAAGCATGACCATGATATAGTCTGTTTTGATTTATTTCTATCTACTTGATGTTTCTTTGTCGAATGAATATCGTTCCACTCTTCTTTAATTTTTGCTTTAAACTGAATAAAATCCATATCAGAATCAGGTTCATATTGTTGTATTCCTCCAGTATCATCTAAATAATCAAAATAATCGTAATGGGTTTTTGATCCGATGCTGTACATATAGCACTGGATTGTGATACAAGCATATGTATTTGTATCCAGATTTTTCAATTGGTGCGTTGCGTTTAAATTAGGTGTAATCCATGTAACATCTCCCTTTTTGAAGGAAGAGAAGCCAAACGGAGGTACTCCATCTTTTTCTCCACACAGGAATGGAAATAGATTTACATTAATCTCGCCATTTAGAACACGAATCATAGCGTTTGCATTCGCATGACTATGTATGGGCGAATAATGTCCCACGGGCCATATTTCCATAACATAGGGAATACCAGGTGATTCACCATTATTTTGACCCAATGTTATACGAAGATAGGTCTCTAATAAATCTGGTTTATCTGGATTAAATTCAGTGCTCTTGTCTAATAATTTTTGATAACACCATTTCCCAGGTGTTCTAATACTATATTCAATTGCTTGCGTGAAATCTGGAAAATCAGGTGTATCAAGAACAAATTTCTCTCCCGCGATACAATTGTATAGGTTTTGACAAACGGGAGGAAGATTGGCAACTGGCATATATTTTCCAGAAGCGATATCGTCCATGGTAATCTCATTTTTATTTTTTACCAACAATGGAACATTCTGTGTGATCGGGTCCTTAACCATTCGTATGCATTCAATATCTACGGGGAAAGATATATGTGTTAGAGATTCCAAAAATTTCTTGGTATTTTCGTATTCATTTTTGTCTGAATTTGGATATAAATAGGAATAGATTGTTGTTTCCATGCGTGCTTCTCCAATACCGGCATAGAGTTGTTGATTTTGGGCATCTAAACTAACCCAATAATAGGCTCCATTATGGGTAGAAAGCCCTTGATTATTTTGAGGATCATAACAATGTCTCAACGTTTGAATTTCGGTAACGATAACACTATTCGTTGTAAATTGAATATTAAGTCCGTTTGTTCCTTCCGAATTTAATATTTGAAAAACACTGGTTGCAGCTGGACAGATTTGTTTAAAAACGAAAATTCCTTGACCGGCGATAGGAAAATTTAATGACATATTTAATAGTTAATATTACTAAATAAAAATAAAAATAAAAATATTACGATCACCATCATGACGATATATTTATTTGGGACCCGCAGGATATTCTGTAATATCGTCAAACATACTCTTGAATTGCCTGCTTACACTTTCTGTTGGATTTAGTTGTTCCTCATACACTGTACGCGGTACATATTTTACCTTTGTCACATCTCCTATACACTTATACTTTTCTGAATAATATCCTTGCACAACAAGAAACATTCCTAGAAACAATAAAAATACGGCTATTGCTTTCATACTTTACGATTTATGTTATATGATATAATATGGAAGTATCCTCTATTCAAAAGAGAGGGAATTCTTTTATTCTTCAGACGAAGCAGCGGGTTCAGATGATCCGGATGGTCCGGATGGTCCGGCAATATCCGCATCAGATACAACTGCTTCGTTTTCTTTACGCTTCAGCCAAGGATCCGCGTCTTCAAGAGTGGCAGTATTTTTCGCAAGTTCGGCGTTATCCAACTTCATCTTCTCAACTTGCACTCGGGCCTTCTCCATCTTCTCGTTCTTACGCTCCTCGAAGAAGATATCCTTTTGAACGGTATTATCCTTATATTTCGCCATCAGCGTATTGAGTTGGGCCTCAGCATATTGAACATCCTCCAGATCATTGGGATTTGGCGACCATGGGCACCATACACCAACTTGACCAACAAAAATATCAAACTTGTCACCACCCTTCTTCAGGAAATCAGCACGGTTCTGTCCCTCTTTCAAGGTGTCAAACACGCCACGGATTTTGATACCGCGCATAGAAGTGCGGAAATCATTCATCTCACGGAAT